TATTTGTTGAGGGTGATGATTGCATTTTAACTTATGTCGGACCTATGTTTCAACCTAGTTTAGTTTTGAAACTTGGGTTTAAGATTAAGTTTGTTTTTCTTAGAAGCCCTAATTTAGCGTCGTTTTGTGGTCAAATTTTTGATTTGACGCATTTAGTTATAGTGTGTGATCCACTTAAGATTATCCTCAATTTTGCTTGGGTTAATATGAAATATGTGAAATCTGCTCATCGTATTAAAATGGGTCTCGTCCGGTCGAGGGCTTTAAGCCTTATTTACCAGTATTCTGGTTGCCCTATGGTGCAATGTTTTGCTTGGCGTATGTTGGAATTGACTGAACGATACGAAGTCTATTTCGATGAGACGGTTGATGGTTATCACCGTCAGTTATATACAGACGCCTTAAAGCATATACCTCAGTTTCGTCCTATTCAGTTTACGTCTCGTGAAATTATTGAAGATGTTTTCAACATAACAGTTGATCATCAGATTATTATTGAGGCGTACTTTTCGTCGTATAAATTTGGCCCTATAGATTTGTACATATTGAGAAATTATTGTACATATGATCAATTACATTATTATGATAATTATATAGGGCCGTATAATGCTTAGTCAGGCTCTACCAGTAGAGAATAAGGCGTTTTCTAATGTCGGGCGGAAGTGGAATAATAACTTCGACTTCTACCAGAGGAAGACTCGTAGCGACCAGTATAAGAATGAAGGTCTTTGGGGCCCTCTTGCTGATGTTGCTGAAACAGGGTTTAATGCCTTTGGTGCGACAGTTGAAACTATTTTAAACCCTAACGAGCATTTCCGCAAACCTAAAACCAAGAATGGTCGTGTGTGGAAAACTGGTGAGGTGAAATCCGCCGATATAAAAACGCCTTCGATGTCTAAGAATAATAAGATGACGAAGTCCGGCCTTACTGTTGCGGAGGCCGCTGCAAATAATAGATCGCGACAAATTCGCCAGGCTCGTGCTCGGCGTAATAATAAACTGAGGCGCCTTGGGCAAGTACCACCGGCTCCGAAACCAAAGCGTGGTCGATTTGGTGGTCCTGGGAAACGCGGTGTAGGCCGTCTACCCATGGATGCGCCAGTCAACATGAGTCAAAATCGTAAGTCAGGCGTGCAATTGTCTTTTTCTAGTGGACGTGTACCTGGTTGCATGCGTATGCATATCAAGTTTGGTATTGGCCAAATTGGTGCGGGGTTTATTGGGGGTGCTGGGCCCTTTTTGAGCTTTATCAATGTTGGTACCCCATTGACTGGAACTGCCACACAAATGTTAACTTTGAATCCTTCTGATGGATTCTATTTTCCAGGTTACATTTATCAATTGGCCCGGTTATTTGCTAAGTTTTATGTTAATAAGGCGACGTTAGACATTTGTCCGCGTGTTAGTACGATAAATACTGCCGCGTGGACCATCGCCTTTAGTAAGGACATCATGTGGCCTGAAGGCCATAATGCGCTTTTTGCTACTGTTTGCCACCCTAGTGAGATTCAGCTCAAGTCACTTACCAATGCTTGTACTGAGATCGCATATCGTGACTGCAGTATCACAGCGCTTGATGTCGATAAGAAGCGTGAGTTCTTTATGGGTTACACCGACAGTTTTGATTCTGCACCGTTGTCATATGGGTCCTTTAATGCCGCAGAGTTGCGACAGTCACATCCTGGTTTATTTATGATTGCCGGTCAATTGAATGGGAGTGATCCTGCCGGCACAGTTTATTCGGATGTTTACATGACACTTGATATTGAATTGTGTGAGTTTTCCACACCGTTGGTCCAGGACATTGACCTTCGTGTTAAGAAAACTAAAGTTGG